CTCAGTATAGTCTTCAAGGTCAGGAAGAAACTTTGCCATCTTGGCAACAGCACGAGACTTACCACCAGGATAACGAAGGGGGGTTTTCAGGGAGGTCATACGATGATCTTTTTACTTGGGGTGACAATCTTGCTAAACATTTTAGCATACTGCTCAGTCAAGTTAGGAGCAGGTTTAGTGATGTAGAGTACGTGATCTCTCTTCACTTTGATTTCATCCACATCAGGATCTTGCAATGGTGCCCAAGGAGCAAACCCTAACTGTGTCCCTTCTTCATTAATTGGCATTGCCACAATCACATCCTTAAGTGTGATCTCAGTATCAGTCTCTTCGACCAATTCACAAATACAATTTTCACCACTAAGAAAACGAATGTTTACGATATTCATTTGAGTTTCTCCATAACAGAATTAACAGATTGAGACATCTGGCGATAACCAGTGCCGACATAGATTTGCCCCGCCACCACTGAGACAGTTGCAATGCCCCAGAAAATATAATACCACTTCGACTTTACTTGATGTTTGTTACTCATTTGAATTCACACTCCATCATGATTTGAGTAAGTGCTGCTAGAAGATTGATCTCCTGATCTGCAACGAATGCAGACTTGTACTGATACTCAGCAATGATGAGCACTGCTGCTGCAATACTAGGACCACCCATATTCTCTGCAAGACTATCATAGAGTTTGCGAAGAATAGAGTTGGGGTCCGCATCAAGATTAGCAGTGACCCACTTCTTAACGTCGTTGAATCTCTTGTCCTTAAGAGCAGCGATTAGATCCTTTGTATTAGCGTCACCTAGCGTCGCCAGAATGCCAGTGTCGATAGATCCCGTTGAGGAGTATCGCTGCAATTCATTAATGGTACGGCGGAAGTCTGGAAAATATTTTTGGATGACTTCTGCCACAACTCTAGGATCGTAGGTGATCTCCTCGCTCCCGAGGATATCCATGCACCGTTTATGAAACTTCTGAGCAAGTTGCAGACGGGTTTTGCCACGGACATTGAAATCAACAACGGTCGTCCTACTATGTAGGGGATCGATTATCCTGTTTTTGAAATTGCAGGTAAAGATAAAACGACAATTCTTCTGGAATTCTTCGATCGACGCCCTGAGAAGGAGTTGTACATCGTGCGTGGTGTTGTCCGCCTCATCGATGATAAGAACCTTGTGCTTACTAGAAGAAGTGAGAGACACAGTAGAAGCAAAGGACTTTGCTTGATTGCGTACAGTGTCCAAGAATCGACCTTCATCCGATCCATTAATAACATAATAGTCTGCTCCCAATTCATTACAAAGTGCTTTGGCGATGGTAGTTTTACCAACACCTGCAGTGCCAGAAAGGAGAAGATTGGGTATCTCCCCCTGGGCAACGAAACCCTCAAAGGTTTCTTTCACGTCGGTAGGAAGAATACATTCCTCAATAGTTTGAGGACGATACTTCTCTACCCAAAGGAAATCATTCATGCTAAAGGTCTTTGAAATTCACGACTAATAATGTTAGATGCATGAAGCATCTGTTTCATGTATTCTACACCATCCTGAGGTGTAGTGTGATCCCCACAAGTGAAGACATCACATACTGCCATACCTAACTCTGGCCAAGTGTGAATGCTGATATGACTTTCAGCAAGCATTGCCACGCAAGTTACACCTTGAGGATCAAACTTGTGTGAGTTGAGTGCCAACAAAGTAGACTGACACTTCACACTGGCGTGATAGATCACATCCCTAATGTATTGCTCATCGTCAAGAAGAACCATACTACACCCTTTAAGGGTGAAAAGGATGTGTCTCATTAGTTGTTAGGCTCCAACGCAATGAGATATTTCACGTTGTCTGCTTCAAAGCGAGCAACATTATGCTTGCTGATAGTGACATCATAACCCTGAGGGAAGAGTTTCAGATTCTCCATCTTGAAGCAATAGCAATAAGAATCATCCACATCGCAGTCAGCAACATCGATAGAGAAACTGTTGGAGGTATCATTCTTCTTATCAGTCAGACACAGACTCATCACGCCCTCGTGGGCATACAGGCAGAGATCAGGCACTCCACAGATAGACCATGCCTTACGAATCTGCTGCAGCACAGGAGCATCTAGACGGAAAGAGACATCCTCAGAAGGAAGATCCACGTCCTTTGCAGGAGGTTGTACAATAATGTCAGGATCAGAGTAGAAGAATTTGACCTTAGACCGTCCCTGAGGGGTGCTCACTTCCAACCAGGAAGACTTCTCAGTGTTGATGACAGGACTACCATCAAACAGATTGAAGATCTGGATAAGGGAAGGTAGATCGTAGATAGGAATCTCACGATTAAAGGTCTCTTGCACCTTTGCCTTGGCAAGGATATTCTTATTCAGACTCAGAGTCTGAATCTGATTGCCAGGTTTAATAACAATCGACTTGTTAATGGTCGAAAAATTTTGGAGCAGATCAATAGTTTCTTTAGAGATTACGGTCATCGATTAGGATACTCCTCACGTTGGGCATTTTTATCATTAAAGTATAGCAGAAGAAGTGCATAATGGAGAATCTTAATGATGTCTCGACGAGCACAACCTTTTTTGTCGTAGCGAGAAGCATACTTCAGAATATTGCTCCGACAGAATGCTTCACCATCGCCACACGCTTCAATCAAATCAAGGGTTTGAATATTATCATTGGCATAATGCTGATGATAAGTGCCTTGAATATACTGCTTGAATTCCTCAAGCAGCGCATCTTCATTGTATTTCATAATCAGAACGGTGCTTCCTCACTATTGTATCCTGTATCTTCCCCAGAGTCAACCTTTGTATAGAGATCAAGGAAAGATTGTTTGGTGTCCTCGTCAAAGCGATTGACACAGTTGGTGATTGCTCGCAGACGATCACCAAAGATTTGATATGCTTGGACAATGTGTACCAAGCGGCGGGTGGTGATAACTTCATCAACACCACCATCAAAGAAGGTCTTGCGAATAACACCTGCCCACTTGACAAGGTTATCGGCAAACTGCTGATCACATCCGATATTCAAAAGAATCTTGGTTTCGGTTGCAGCAGTGGGGTATTCCTGCTCAAAGGTCACAGGGAAACGCTCAAGGAATGCCTCATTAAGCACATTGGTGCCAATGAAGCGACCATCATCACTGCCCTTGCCCTTAGTGTTAGCAGTAGCAAAGACGTTGAATCCTACAGCAGGACGCACATACTTACCGATCTTCTTCAGGAAGACGCCCTTACCTTCAAGCACAGACTGTAGGCAGAGGATCTTGTTAGATGCCAGGTCAATTTCGTCTAGAAGAAGTACTGCTCCACGTTCCAGAGCTTCGACGACAGGACCATTATGCCAAACAGTTTCACCATTAACCAAACGGAAACCACCAATAAGATCATCCTCGTCGGTTTCAATGGTAATGTTTACCCGAATCAACTCCCTATTTAGGGCAGCACATGCTTGCTCAACAGAAAGAGTTTTACCATTACCAGACAAACCAGTGATAAAAGTAGGGTAGAAGATGCGAGAAGAAATGATCTTCTTCACATCGGAGAAGTTACCGAACGGGACATAATTGACATCTTTATCGGGGATAAAGCACTGATCTTCCCGATCAGGAATATTGAGAGTTTGCTCCAAACGCTCCTGAATAGTCAAATTCCATTTGCCACGACTCACTTTATATTGATCAAGTCGCTTACAAACAGTCGGATAAGATACATCGAAAGTGTTTGCAACAGATCGCACTTGATCTGCACAAACTTCTGTACCGAAATCCTTAACCAACTGATCAACAATCTGGGCAGTAGTGACTTCAGATTTGCGGGGCATTGCTCTCCTCTTGATTACCTTGTAATTATAGCAGAAAACCTGGCGAGTGTGCCAGGTCAGTGGACAGGTCTTGGATTGCCACATATGGTGGCACTCGGCATCTCTGCTTGGGCAATCCTTTTTGCTTCATGCTGATAGATTGCTTCAACAATCTTTTTATGATATTTAGATCCCGTTGTTGGGAGTTTGTAAGTTACTTCCCATTTACTCATGCGATTTGCTCAATGAATGCATTCAGAATAGTTTTATTTGTCATCTTGGATCCCATGTGCTTCTTGAATGCACGAGTCAACTCTGCCTTAGTAGCAACTTCATTTTTGGTTTTGACTTCAATATCATCAGTACCACCACCGATGTAACTGTTAGGCATAAAGAATTGCTTACTGAATCCCAGTTTCCCAGTAACCTCAGCATACCTTTCTTTCTGCCATTGCTTACCAAGGGTATCCACATTCAGATCATTATGCATTGCAATACGATTCATTTCAATCTTGCTGCACAAACGAATACCAATCCAGTTGTAGTCAGTGATTTCACGATAGAAAGATACAATCTCTCGTGTTGTGTTATATGGACTGGAGTCAATCTTACGACTATAGCGTGTTACAGGATCACGAAGAATGAAAATCTTTCCGCGATTGTGACAAAGCAG